GCTTGTCTCCATACCACATATCAATATTTATTTTTCCCATTTTCATTTCCTCCATATTTTCAATTTTTCCCGGTTATCCGGGTAAAAGCAAGCCGGGGCACGATCCCCGGTGTAAGCCTGTCTTACTTGCTAAATTTAACAATATGGTAAATTATATCAAAAGAATGGCTTAATGCTCTTGCCTGTGTGTCTAACCATTCCTCTGATCTGTTTGGTTTGTTCTCGCCGCCGCAAACCTTTTTTAACTCAGACGGGCAACAGAGACGTTCTGCAATGTCACAGTCATATATCAGAGAGCAGCCGCCCCAACTGTACTGTTTCCAGTCAGCGGCGCCATTCAGTAAAAGGCTTTTTAACTCTGTTTTGTCCTGCGGGATCTCTTCAACTTCCAGAGCTTCTACAAGCTCATAAGCATAGATCTTTACACCTTTATTCCATGCGCTTCTTGCCTTGCTGTTGTTGATTGCTTCTAATAATTCATTCTTTCTCATATTGCTTTTACCTTTTCACCCGTGTTATAATATGGGTGCCTTTCTTTTTGGGTGCCGGTGTTCGCTTGGTAGGTGTCACCGGCTTTATTTATTTGTTGAGATAACTATATCACACAAAATTATAAATTGCAATACATAATTGCATAAAAATTAAAATAAATATTGTAATAATAATATTAATGTTAATTGTTGCAATATTGCAATTATAATGTTACAATAATTGCAAGCAGATATTGCGGTTATAAATTGCAATACATAATATAATAGGAGGGCAAAAATGAAAACACCTGAACAAATAGCAGCAAACGCAAGAGAGAGAGCAAGACGGCAGAACGAAAAAGCAAAAGAAAATTGGGATATAATCTCTTGCAGATTACCAAAAGGAACGAAAGACCGCATTGCAGATTTAGGACTTACCGCAAATGGTGTAATAAATACGGCTGTATTGGCTTATTTAGACACTTTGGAGAGCCAAGCGGAGAATTTACCGCAAGAGCCGGAAAAGACCGCAGAAAAGGAAAATACAGAGCGCACAGAGGTAGAAGAAAAGGTTGCATTGATGCAAGCAAATGAAAGATTGCATCAGCTCCAGGAGCAGAGGAGAGCAGAACGGAAAGCATCGGAGCAACCGCAAGTTGTAGGCGCTGAGGAATTTTTAAAAAATATCAATAAATAATTGCAATAATCTATTGACATGTTATATAGCATGATATATAATCAAGATACAAACAAACGAAAGGAGCGAACGAAATGACAGGAACACCGGAACAGATCACAGCAAAGAAAGCCGCCCGGATCGTATCGACTTGTAGAGCGTTTTTCCCGTGGTATGAACCGCAGATAAAAGACAAATTCGAGCGGCAAGCGTGGGAAGAGTTAAAAGCCAAAGTTATCCCAGAGGTGGAAAGCTACACAGATGCTGCACAACTGATAGCGGATCGGCAGAAATTTGCAGACAAAACGTTGCTGCAAAAACTATTTATTAGGGCGTGTAGTCTTCGTTCACTGGATCCGGAATACCACAGAAATTTGGTACAGAAAAAGAAACAATTAGAGGACGAGCGCTGGAACCGATTACAGGACAGGCGGAAAAGATACAGTACATATTGTTAAAAACGAAAGGTTAAAAGGTGGCAAAAATGAGAAAAACAGTAGTAAACGAGTATGGAGTAAACATTGATTATGATTTGTCGGTATCTTTTATGGATGACGATTTGCGAGAGGAGATACACGGAGATCTTGCACCGTGCACAGATCAGCAATTTTTTGACGAGTATGCAAAACGGCACGAGCAAAAATTTAATGAGGTTTGGGAGCTGGCAAAAGAAAACCCTTGTTATTAAATATTCAGCGGAGCGAAGAAGCTAAAATCAAAATATCGTAATCTATAAGCAGGTGTAACAGCCTGCTTTTCTTGATCTATTTTCACTGCGATATTTTAACGTGCTAAATTTTGTAGACAAATTGTAGACATTTTGTAGACGCAGATTAAATAAAAGGAGATTAGATAAAATAAAGGTTAGATAAAATAAAAATAAATAAGTGCAGAAAGACATTGTATAACCAAGTATATATAAATACTAGAGCCAACCAGCTGCCACCATGTACCCATCTGCAAAAATCACCTATCTGTCTGTCAAAAAATCCCATTTGTCAAATTTAACCGGATGATATTTTTTAAGCATATGATTTTTATATACTCAGGATCACCGGCAGACATACCACAACAACAAATCATCAAATACGTAAAAGGTTGTTGTGGATTTATAAATAGGTCTTGTGTTATGATAAAAGCAGTTAGGGAGCCGACGTTAACACGGTGCGAGTGACAGCGG